TGTCTCCGGTTGGTTTGAGTTTCTCTTTAACCTGGGTACATTGTCTCATGGCTTACCGGTAAGAGTCAAGTATTAATTAGGGTTCAGGGAAAGAAAAAGCCCCGTTTCCGGGGCTTGGTGCTAGTCGGCTTTGATCGCTTCCCTTACCGTATTGCTGATTGCGTTATGTGGCTGAAGACGAGAAAATTCTTTCCAGAGCGCAACCCACTCTTCATGATGAATCACTTCCGCAACTACATAACAAGGCGCGGGGTTCCTGTTCTCGATCACGAATTCTGGGTTCCGGTTGCTTAGATAGGCATCACGCCCGTTAATTATTGTCCAAATATCATGGCCGATGATTTCAATTGTGCGGGGCATTTTGTGTCTCCTGTTGTGCTTCTCTCTAGTGTGGGTACATTGTCGCATACTTACCGGTAAGTATCAAGCGTTATTATCACCCACCAGGGAAAATAAAGCGCGAATGGTGTACACTGTTGTTTATGGAAGAGAAAAGGAAGCCAGGGCGAAAGCGGATAGATCCTCGTTTCAAGAAAACCGGACTGCATGTCAACGTGCCGCAATGGATTGCAGACGTAGTGAGAGATCAGGACCAACCTGCCGGAACCGTGGTAGAGCTGGCAATTATGCGAGCTTTCAGGCTGAGACGGCCGAAAAGGTGCGATCCGGTAGAGGATAGGTAAAAGGCTTAACTTAACCAAGCATGCTATGCTAAGGAAAATCAACGCGTTGGAGCGTTACGCTATGCAGCACGACGTAAGCGAATTACCGAGAGCCGTACAAGTCAGGGAGTGTCCGCAATGCGGGTATAGACAGGGTCAAATATTGATAGATCGGGCGCGGTTTAATTTTGAGTGCTTTCGATGCAGGAAAACAAGACTTAGCGACTATGCGCCTATTAAGCAAGTAGGGAGCAAGTATGCCTCATGAGCACAAGGAACCGAAAGCGGGCCCACGGGTGTCGGGCGTCTTTGAATATCGCGTAAAGGAAAGGAAAGGAAATCGGGTCAAAACCAGGTGGCATACAATGGTATCACCGGACCCGAGTATCGAGGAAGCGGAGCGGGAACTGCGGATGCGCTTCGGTGATGACTTTATCGGAGTGAGGAGAATGATCGCGTGATTAAGAAAAAGACCACGCCAAAAAAAGTCCCGGCACGAAGAGGGCGGCCCCCGAAAAACACCAATGAAGCGGAAAAGCCGAAACTGACCAAGAAAGGAAAGCCCACTACTAGACCGCACTTGCTCGGGAACAAGCATGGATTAGGAAACAACGGAGGCGCCGAAAAAAAAATAGGGAACAAGTGGTCGGTAGGGAATAAAGGCGGTCCGCGTAAGTTCAAGAGCGTGGAATTGCTACAGGAAGCGATAGACGCATACTTTAGATATTACGACGAATACGACAAGCCGTATACCGTTGGGGGGCTTGCGTTGGCGCTTGGGTATAGCTCGCGTTCTGAGCTAACAACGGCGGAATCGTTTGGCGATGACTATTCCCGAGCCATAAAACGTGCCAAGTTTCGCATCCAAGAGAGCTGGGAGCGAAGATTAGGTAGCCCGTCTGCGACCGGGACTATTTTCTGGCTCAAAAATAACGCTGGGTACATCGACGAGTCCACCTTACACGCAAATATCGATGAACGCTCCGAGGCGTCGATAGATGCCAGGTTGCGGGATATTCTGATGGCCGCAAGCAAAATAGCGTGAGCGCACTTCTCCCGAGGTTCACTAACGTAGATATCGATCGGGTTCTAGAGCTGCCGATCGAGCTACGTACGGAAATACTGGACCTGTTGGAGGAGAAGCAGCGGCGGCTCGGTTTGGAGAAGCTGAAGGCGTTCAAGCCCTACCCCTGGCAGCGAGCGTACTTCGACGCTGCACCGAATAACCCCGAACGGATGTTGATGGCGGCCAACCAGGTTGGAAAGACGCTTACAGCAGGTGTCGAGGTTGCCTATCACGCGACAGGTGACTACCCGGCCGATTGGGAGGGCGTGCGGTTCGACTTCCCGCCGCTCATCTGGGCATTAGGGGTATCCGGTGAGCAGATCCGCGACGTAATCCAGGATGTTTTGCTTGGGAAGCTGGTAGATAAAAAGTTCACTGGCGGGCTGATCAAGCCGAAGCAGGTTCAACGCTTCTTGCGGGCAGCTGTAACCGGGGGGCTGGCGAAAGACGTTTATGTGAAGCACAAGCACGGGACTAGCGTAATCTCATTCAAGTCCTACTCCCAGGGACAAGCCCCGCTGATGGGCTCTAAGGTTGATGTGGTTTGGATTGACGAGGAACCGGAGGACCGAGAGATATATGGCCAGGTGCAGATCCGCACGTTAAACGGCAATCGCGGCAAGGGCGGGGCCATGCTCTTGACGATGACCCCGGAGCTTGGCACGACAGAGCTGGTCAATCAGTTCACCGAAAAAAGGGGACCCGGGCAGTTTTTGTTAAATGCAACGTGGGATGACGCGCCACATCTCACAGAAGAAAAAAAAGCCGCGTACCTCGCGCGTATCCCGGAAGAACAGCGGGATATGCGCACCAAGGGAATCCCGATTCTTGGCTCGGGAATGGTGTTCCAGGTTGCTGAGAACCGTATTACGTGCGATCCCTTCGAGATCCCGCCACACTTCAAGCGATTGTGCGCGATAGACTTCGGGATTGACCATCCATTTGCGTGTGTGTGGGTGGCATACGATCCCGATACAGATATTACATATGTCTATGATAACTACCGGGTATCAGGAGCTACGCCACCGACGCATGTCGCTAGGATCAACGGGGCGAACATCCAGCACAAGAACAAAATCCCGGTTGTATATCCCCATGACGGCGACGGCAGAGAGAAGGGAACAGGTGACGCGCTCAGATTGCAGTATGAGATGGCCGGAGCCAATATCGTCGCTAAATTCCGGAACCCGGATGGCGGGATCAAGCGAGAGCCAGGCATTCTCGACATGCTAACAAGGATGCGTTCTGGTCGGTTCAAAGTGTTCTCAAACCTGAAAGACTGGTTCAGCGAATATCGCCGCTATCATCGAAAAGATGGCATGATTGTTGCACTTGATGACGACATTATGTCAGCAACGCGCTATGCTTCTGGTATGGTGCGAACACACGGCGAGCCAGTAACGGCAGGCGATCCCGTGAATCAATGGTATCCCGATCTGGACATCTGAAATGGCAGAAGTAATCGAGCTTTTCGAAGACGACAGCCCGGAAATAGTGCAGTTCGGCGAGTATTCCGAAAAGGAGCTTGTCACACTGTTGTCGGACATGGTGAATGATGGTCAGGACTACCTGGATGCTGAAGTAAATCCGCAGAGAGCTGAAAGCCTGCAATATTACTACGGCGAACCCCTTGGGAACGAGAAGAAAGGGCGGTCGAAGCATATTTCTATGGACGTGTTCGACTCGGTAGAGGGCGCAAAGGCGATCCTTTCCGAAGCGTTCGGGGCTACGAATGAGGCGGTAAAGTTCGAGCCAAGCTCGGCGATGACCGAATCCATGGCCAAAGCAGCCACGCAATACACAAAGACCGTGATGTTCCAGGACAATAACGGCTATCAGGTGCTGCGAGATTCGTTCCATGATGGGCTCCTGTCCAAGATCGCGGTATTCGATGTAGACAGGGAAGAGGAAGAGGAAGAGATAGAACACCAGATACCGCCAATGCCAGTACAGCAGTTGCAGCAGGTGGTGGCTAACCCGGATGTTGAGGTATTAAGCCTGCAAGACCTGGGCGCCGGCTTGGTAACCGGGGTTTTGATCCAGCGGAAAGATACGTCCAAGACACGGGTTCGATTGCTCCCGCCGGAGAAATTCGCGCTCGATCCGGAAGCGGAGTGCAAGGAAACAGCTAGATTCTGCTTCGATTGGGAGGATTGGACAAAATCCGAGCTGATAGAGCAGGGCTTCGACCCGGAAATCATCGAAGACCTCCCCCCCGTGAATGACGATGAAGACCAGACCGTAAAGCAAGCCAGGCATTCGAACGACTCGACATGGACGACCGGTGAGCAGGACTACGGCGAGGCAAACGACCTCTACCGGCTATATCGGATATTCGCCTATCTCGACATGGACAACGCCGGGACAACTTCTTTATATAAGGTATATATGGCAGGGGACCGGATTCTCACTGATCCGGAACCGGTAGACAGCGATCCCTATATCCTGTGGTCGAGTATCCCGCTGTCCCATAGATGGATGGGGATGGCTCAGGCAGATACCACAAAGGCAATCCAGAAATCCAAATCGGTATTGCAGCGGCTGATTATCGACAATCAGCACCGGGTAAACACTTCGCGTATGCTGGCGAATACTGGGCTGATCAAGAACCCGCGTGAACTGGTGGCGCAACACATAGGCGGGGTTATCGACACAACGGACATGGATGCCGTTAGAGAGCTTCCAACGCCATCGCTATCGCCTGTGACGTTCCAGACTGTCGAAATGTTGGATCAGGAGCTTGAAGGGCGCAATGGCGTCTCTCGGCTGGCTCAAGGCCTCAACCCGGATGCGGTGAGCTTCCAGAATTCCAGTAAGGTGATCCAGCAACTTTCTAACGCTGGCAACCGACGCATTATCATGATGGCTCGCGACTACGCGGAAACAGCCATGAAACCGCTGTATCGGCGGATTCTGGCTCTCGGGATAGAACACGAGAAAAAGCCCGTGCCTATTCTGATGGGTGGGAAGTGGGTTCCGGTGCAGCTGTCGAAATTTCCGAAAGACGCGGCTTTAGGTGTTTCGGTGGCGCTGACTGAGCAGGAGCGATCCAACCGGGCGGCAGGGCTTTTAAGTATGCACACCGTAATGGCGCAGGATGAAGTCATAAAATCCCTCTATGGGCCGAAGCAACGCTATAACCTCTATGGACAGGTCTTTGCATTGATGGGTGAGAAGGCGTTTGACCAGTATTTACAGGACCCCGACGATCCCGAGTTTCAGCAGAAGATGGCGCAACAGGCCCAGATCCAGCAGAAGAAACAGCAAGAGGTGGAAGCCACGCAAAAGGCACTGGTGCAGGCGCAACTGGTTGATGCTCAGGCCAAAGCACAGAGAACACAGGTAGAAGCGGCCAAGTCGAAGGGCGCGCTTGCCCTCGACAGAGGAGAACTGGACCGAAAGGAAAGGGCCGACAACGTGGATGCGCAGTCAACTTTCCATGATGACCTGTTAGCGGACCGCCAATTTGAACATCAAGTGTGGAAAGACCATGCGGAGGTGGCTCTTGAGGCCACGCAAAACCGGCCGGTGGGATTGTGAGATCCAGAAGAGGATCGCAGCCGGGAAGGCAAAGTTTGCCCGAGAAGGCAGGCGCGCAAGAATTGCCGATGATACCAAACCGGCCATCGCTCGAAGAAACGCAGCACGAGAGGGAGAATCGGACACGTCTCGAAGGGGATAACGCTGATTCTTTGTTAAGGGACGAAGGGTTCCAAGCGGCTTACTACGCGACAATCATAGGTATACAGGACGATATTTTAACGACTCAGCCAGACGAGCGGGAAAAGCGGGAAAACCTCTACTTTGAGGCCCTGGCCCTGCGGAGACTGACTGAAAAACTCAACCAATCCAAGAATGCCTTGGAAGTTGGAAGGAACGAAAATGGCAGAGAATGAGGAAGCACAGGAATCCGGACAGGAATCCGTTCTGGACAAAATAGCGGCCGGTATGCCTCCGGGGCTGTTTCCAGATGAGGAGGAAGGGACGGCCGAAGCCGAGCAGGAGGCCGAGGAAGTATCGGCGGAAGAGCCAGAAACAGGAGACCAGAGCGATATCGGTGAAGAGGACGAATCCGAAGAGGATGAGCCGCTAGCCGCGCAGGTTATCGAAGTCGATGGTGAGGAAAAAACGCTTGAAGAGCTCAAGCAGGGCTATATGCGTACAAAGGACTATACGCAGAAACAGCAGAAAAGAGCGGATCGAGAGAGGGACCTAGACCAGCGGGAAAGGGAGATGGGCGCAATTTTCCAGGCGTCGAAAAGTCAACAGATGCAGGAGCTACAACGTTATCAGCAGATTCCGTGGGCTCAATTGCAGACTGATGACCCGGCGCGCTACGATCAGTTGCGGACCCAGTTCCAGACGGCCTACCAGGCTGCTCAGGCAATCGAACAGCGAGAACAGCAGTTCATCCAGGCATATCGCACGCAGCGGCAAAAGATTGCCACGCAGGAGGCACAAGATGCCCGTGCGGAGCTGGAAAACACATTGCCAGGCGGTTGGAGCGAGGAAGTCTATTCCACGCTTAGGGCGCATGCTGTCTCCGAGGGAATGGACCAAGCGAGGTTCGACCAGATAACCGATCCGGCACTAATCCGGATGGCCTGGAAGGCCCAACAGTACGATGCCGGAAGGCAGAAACTGGCCAACCCCAAAGGCAAGCCCGCAGCGAAAAAGCCAGCACCAAAAGGGCGGAAAGCGGCGCAATCTAAGAAGGTTGCAGCGAAACAGCGGCAGGCAGATTTACGCAAAAGGGCTCGGAAAACCCAGAAAAGCGAAGATTTGGCAGCCTGGATTGAAACAACGCTTCCGTCGAACATCACTAATGACTGAAGGTAACCAGAAATGGCAGTTTATACGACAGTAACCGCTATAGGGCAGGCGGAAGACGTACAAGACATCATTTACGATATTTCCCCCACTGACAAGCCTTTCGTGTCGGCGATCAAGAAAGGCACGGCAACGGCAGTATTGCACCAGTGGCAAACCGATGAGCTTCGGGCAGCGGCAAAGAACGCGAAGGCTTCTGGTGCGGCGGCGCCAGCTGCGTCCGCGGTCCCGACAGTGCTGCTAAGCAACAGTACGCAAATCATGACGGCGACCGCATCCGTATCCGGTACGCTCGATAAGGTCAAAAAGTATGGCCGGCGCACGGAAATGGCGTATCAGGTTCAGAAAGAGACCAAGCAGTTAGGAATGGACCTGGAGTTCGCAATGGTCGGCACCGGCCGGCAGATTGAAGTAACCGGCGCCACGCGGGAAATGGCTTGTGCTCAGGCGCAGATTGATGCGGCTACCACCATCAGCTCCACGTCCGGCCTGAATGGCGGATTGATCGAGGATGACGTGTTTGCAGTCGCGCAACTGCTATACGGTGAGGGGTCAGGCGCCGATATGCTGCTGATCCACGAATCGAGAGCTTTGGACGTGGCAGCCTTTACGGCCGGAACGTCAAAGAATCGAGATTTCGGTATCAACAAAACGTACGTCAATGCAATCGATATGATTGTGACGCCGTATGGCGATTACACGGTGGCTCTCGACCGTCTGCTTGATCCGGTTTCGGCTCTTATGATTGACCCGAACTACTGGCAGAACGCCGTTTTGCGGCCAACGTTCCAGAAACCGCTCGGCCCCGTGGGTGACTCGACCGA